CCGTTACCAGCTGTATAGGTGCTAGCTCCTGAGAACTGAGCCCAGTCCTGGCTAGCAAAAGATGTTAGATAGTGATTGGACTGTACCCATGAGGTAGAGCCATAAACCGTACCTTCCATGATAAAGACAGAAGCACCAACAAGCTCTTGGTAAGTATCTGCATCAGTTGGACGAGTAAAGGTATAAGTTGTGCCGTTATCGTTGTAAACATAGATACCATTTTCAGTATCTGTTGTCTGACCGGTAAGCAAGATACGGTAGTTATTTTCAGCGGTATCAAGAGCGGAGTGTCCGTCAATTACAACGGTTCCGGTATTTCCTGTTAGAGGAACGTTAGCAAGAGCAATTAAGTGTGCTGCTTGCTTCCAGTTAAGACCAGCAACTGCACTATCAACATATCTCTTGTTAGCTGCGTCTTGTGGGTCTACTGGGTCAGCAAGGTTTGTAATCTTCTGGTTATTAAGATTTACAGATGCTGTGGCAAGAGCAAAGTCATGTAGCTTGTCTTCTAGACGAGCAAGGGTACCGTTAGCGTTTGGCAGATAGATGGTGCGGTCTGCCGTTGGGTCAACAACGCTAAGAGTTGTTTCAAAGTTATCTGTGGTTGAGCCTTCAAATACAATTGAGGCATCTGACAAGTACAGGCCAGATACAGATGGGCTTGTAATTGTCTTGTTGGTAAGAGTGTCAACTGTGTCACGACCAACAAGTGTGGTGGTAAGGTCTGGAAGAGTTACTACTCTGTCATCTGTTGGGTCTCCAGCAGTAAGAGTAAGTTCAAAGGCATTTGCGGTTTGGCCTTCAAATACAAGGTTGACACCAGTGTCAAGAGTTACGGTGCCAGTAAAGGTTGGGTTGTTAGAAGGAGATTTGGTGTCTAACTGAGCCTGGATAGAAGAGGTAACGCCATCTACATAGTTAAGTTCTGTAGTGGTAAGGGTGGCACCATCAAGGATGTTGATTTCTGCGGCATCTGCGGTAACGCCGTTTAGACCGATGGCCTCAAATTCCGTACCATTATAGATACGCATTTCGTTAGCGACGGTGTTGAAGTAAACCTGACCCAGAATTGGGCTTGAAGGGTTTGCCGCCAGATTTTGAATTACTGCATTTTGTAATTCATTTTTCGCCAAATCAATTGACGTTAAAAATTTACGTGCCATCTAACTCTCCTTAAGAAAGATAGGCGTCTCCGCGAAACGCCCCGCTAAACGTTACGGTTAACGTATTTGAGCTCGTATAGGTAATTTCTCCCTCTACGATAGACCCGCCCGAATCTTGGACAGTAACGTTCGGATACCAGCCAAGGTAATGGGTTATATTCCACACAGCCGAGGCAGTCCCTTGTACATGATGATACGCCACTGCGGGCTGATTTATGCCCCCAACTGTTATTTCATTTAAAGTTACCGAAGGTCCTGGTGGTGGAGTAACCGTAACAACAATTGGGCTATTGACTGGAATAGACGTACTCATATTAATCCACCGTTACTTGTTGGGTTACGAACACCTGCCCACGAACATAGGTCTGTTCAAAGGTAGGGTCTACGGAACTGGTTGCTTGCAAATCCCAGAAAGCTCGTGCTGGTAGGTACGCAGTAGCTGCTGGGCTTAATGTTAAACGGATACGTCCGTTAGCGGCGTCAAACTTAGTAATGCTAAACGTTGCATAAATTGCTGGTGAATTTGGATAGGTTCTAATCTGAGCTTTGAAGTCAAGAACGGTGACATCAAATGGGAAATCAAACTCACCAGACCATGAATCGCCTTGGTATAGAGAGATATCGTAAACGCCAGCGTATGAAGGCATAGGCTTGCGTCCCTTGAGGTCGTTTTGAATGTATACACGCTCTGGCTTACGAGAGTCGTCAATTTCTTGTGCCAAGTACATAGGTACAAGTTTATTGGTTTTGCGGCTAACACGACGTAGCGTACCCATTTCAAGACGCCACAATCCGATGTTAAGGGCAGAGCACAAATCTTTATATTGCTGTTGTCTCTGTTGAATCATGTTAGACAACTGATGGAAACGCTCAGAGCGAGGAATTGTTACACCGTCTGGTGCAAAGATATTAATATCAAAAGAAGCATCCGTTGCCAAAGCCCAAAGAGCTTCAATTGTTGCAAGGATAGCTAGAGGGTAATCTTCAACCGCAGGCATAAGGCGCAGGGTCATCTGGCTTCCCTGACCATCTGTGCGTTCGTATGTGTGCTGTTCTACTGCGGTATTAATAAAAAGCTCAAGGTCGCTATCGCTAAAATAACGATATGAAGTTCCAACAACTTTAATAGCTGCGTTGTTGGCTGGGGCGTTGACAAAGTGAATGATGCCCAAGTCTTTTTCAAGGCTGTAGTTGGCAGGGGTTGTCTGAGCCACGTTGTTGATGGTCACTACTAAAGTAGTTGGCTCGACAGGTTTGAACTTTAAGTCAAAGTCTTTATTAGTTCCATCGCCTGTGGCGGTATAGGTAAACTGCTTAGGTAGGTCGCCTAGCTCTAGTCTTACTCTAGAGACTAAGTCTGAAAGAACAGCCACTTACCACTCCTAACATCGCTTACACAATGGTATCGGCTACTACCAAAAAATCTTGATAAACGAAACAGCGGGCTACTTACCCGCTGCTTCGCCAATCTAAGACTTAGATATTTGCTGCTAGATAGCCTTTTTCTTTTAGATGTTCGGCTACAGCACGGGTCACTTCGTACTTCTGACCAACCTTGAATGTGTAGTTATTTCCAGCGCCCAAGGTCATTGAGTCAATGTTCTCTACTACTCGAATTACTACTGTATCTTCTTGCTTACCAAGCTTAGTGACAGGCTCAACAATTACTGTTTGGCGGTCAGGCTTTGTAGCATCGATAACTTCTGTTTCTAATCTTACGGCTGCTTCTGCCGTTGCCATTGACATCTTGGCTGCAGTCTCTACTTGCTGCTCAGCAAACTGATTGGCGAGTTCATCGCGTGAACGTCCTGTGACGTCCGTTGGTGATTTCTTTGACACTTTTGTATCCTCCGGTTTATTAGCTGTGTGTAAATGATAGCGGTGGGGCCTTGCGGCCCCACCCTACCTTATTAAATTGTTTAGTTGGTTTCTGCAATAACAACAGCCTGGTCAGTGATTAGACCAAGACCGAAGATTGAGTACCAAGCAAGAGCATGCTCACGACCGAAGTCAAGGATACCGCCATCGCGGAGCTCGACTGGAAGAGAGATTGCGTGACCGAATGCGTTGTCTCCGATGAAGAGAGCTGCATAGCGGTCTGAGCCACCGTTACCGGTCTTTGTTGCAGGAGTTACATAACCTCCGCCAGGGGTAACTGTTGGGTTAGCGACTGTTGAATCTGCTGTGTAAGAAGTACCAGCACCGCCAGCCACCTTGAGAACCTGAGTGGTCTCAATGAATACGCAATCGTACAAACGTCCGATTTCACCAAGCATGAAGTTACCTGGAGCAGCGTACTTCGTGACTTCAATAAATTCTGGATTGTCACGGAGCTTACGGCTCTGGTGTGGGTGAACGAAGGCAACGTATGTTTCGCCGAGCCTTGGGATGTTCTTGGTTGCGAGTGTCTCTACTGCGTCCTTAACGGTCTTTGGAGACAAGAAGTAGGTGCCGGTCATTGCTGCACGGCTTGCCGCTACTGTTCCATCTGCGTACCAGTTGTTAACAGCTGAGAGTGAGCTGCGGTCTTCACCGTAGATGGTTGAAGTTGCAGCATATAGTGTGTCGCGTGATAGCTGGTCAAGATAGATAGCCATGTTACGACCGAGAAGACGTGAGGCAGAAGCCATTACGTCATCGAATGAAGCGTTGAGCAAAAGCTCTGAAACAGCAAGAGCATAACCATGCTCAGTTACTGTGATTGAGAATTGCTGTGCTGTAAGAGCGTTGGTCTGCATGCGAACACCTTCGACGAGGCTTGAAGCAAAGCCGAGGTTGTTGTAACGCATGAAGTTAATTTGAAGACCTGGTGCAACACCGAGTTCTGTCTTCTTAACTGCGAACTGCTCAAAGCGAAGGATAGGCATTGCCTGGAAAAGGATTTCCTTTGACCAGATTGTCTGAATCGCTTGAGTCAGCTGAGTGTTGGTACCTGAATAGGCTGTAGGGGCCGCAGCGAGATTGCCGGTACCCGTAATACCAGATGCCATTTAGTTAGACTCCTTAGTTTGGATTTGGATTTTTAAGGGTTACCCGAACAGTCCCTTTGTCTTCCCCTGAGCACCTGGGCTCAAGAGACGACTACGATATTTTGCGTATTCGTCCATCGACATTGACGCAATATCTTGCGCCGTGAAGTTACGTTGCTCCGAATTAGTTTCCAATGGTCCGGCCGGAGGCAAAGTTGCCCTTGTCCCCGTCATCTCTCGTCTCGCATTCTGCATTGCAGATTGCGCCGATTCGAGAATTCTAGATGTGCGCTCTTTCAAGCCTTCGATGCTTGCGTCAATTTCTTCCTTAGTGTTTCCACTAATCAAATCAACGAGCTCGGGCATGATGTTGTCGCGCTCTGTATCAAGCTTTTGAGCTCGATAGCTTTGCAGTTCTGCAAAAGTACGTTCACGTTCCAGTAGTGCAAAAGCTGTTTCACGTTCCTGACGTTCGCGCTCCAGCTGCTCCTGCCACTCAGTTTCTTTCTTCTTAAGGAGTTCACGAACTTCTAGTTCGGATTCTTCTTGTTCCTTAAGCTTGGCTGCTTCACGAGCAGAAATTTCTGCTTCTTCTGCGGCCTTACGAGCGGCTGACTCCTCGCGTTCACGCTTCAAGAAATCAACTTCTTCCTTGAGCTTATCAATCTGAGGATAAAGTTTTTCCTTTTCCTGAGACCGAACCTTTGCGAGGTCGTCTTCTGTATAAAATTTTTGTTTAGTTGTAGCAGTTGATGAGTCAACGTCAGCAACCACTGGTGTTGTTCCTGCTTCAGCTGCGAAAGCTTCAGCGTTTACTTCTGCAGTTTCCATGCGTATATCCTTTATTCCTCTGGGTCGTTTTCCGAAGTGAGAGCACGTATGACCAACCGATATGTTTAGTAAACAATTTTGGCCTTACAACGTTGAGTTGTCAGCCTAAACTGTTTATTTTTCGTATTCTTCCGGCACTCTCCTTTGTGGGATTTTTGTACCGTAAGCTTCAACTACAAGGCGCTGTCTCAAGCCAGACTCTGCTGCTTGAACGAACATTTGCGCTTCATCCAAAAGCGGAGTAGCGGCGCCAGGATTTCCTGGAATAGGTTGTCCTTCAGGACCTTCCATAGGCGCAGACATTCCATCTGGGCCAGGCATCATTCCAGTCAGGCTTGCAATTTCATTTGCAATCTGTGTCTTTACAAGATTAAGAGCGCCGTCTGCCTTAGCATCGTCAATAAGTTCTTGACGAATCTCCATAAGCTTCTGGTCTGGGAACTCTTCGCCAAGAGAACGAAGGGCGCCTTCTTTAGACTCAAGGCCTAGAGACATCAGTGATTGAACTTCGTTTAGTGCAATCAACTTATCAAGCGGTAGAGGCGCTGGGAAATGAACATACGAGCGGTAAGTCAGCGGGTCATTAATATCAAGAACTGGGACCTGGCCGTCCTTTAGAGGGGCTGAGCGAGTACCTGGGTTAACCTGCATAGCCTCAGGTTCTTTAATAGCAAGGTTAAGAAGGATGAGTTCGTTTACTAGCTCTAACCCACGAGCGTATTGAATAATCTTTTGATGGTAGCGGTTCATCAAAGGCTGGAACTGAATAGATAAAGCCACACCCGATGTATTAGAGATTGGCTGAGCCTGACCAAGAGCGGTCTCTGGAACACCAACCATTTCGTGCATAGACTTCTTCATCATTGCTAGGAAGTCCATAGCGCCCTTTAAACCTTGTGAGCCGCCTTCTAAGTTTTCTACCTTTGCGTCTTTTGGTAGTCCACCCCAGACTTTGTTTGCGCCTTTTTCAAGTTGTGACGCTTTCGCTCCAATGATAACTGTGACCGGCGCAGCGTGATAATTAACAATGTCGGCGATGTCAGTAGCAGTTTCGTTATAAGTGCGGTTAATAGGAATAATGTCATTGCAATCAGATAGACCCCAAGGAGAACCACTGATACGAACGTTCGGAATATGTACAACAGGGATAGTGCCAAGCGGATTAGGACGAGAGTCAATAAGCTCATCATTGATGTACTCTTCAATAACATCGTCAGTTAAAATTTCGGTGTAAGTAAATACTTGGCGAGTGCCTTCCAAACTGGTGCCCCAAAAACGATACTTAAGCTTAAACCTAATAAGGCGCTCGCGGTCGTGAGGGTGGAATTCTGGGAAGCAAAAACTGGAGTTAAGAGGGAGAATACGCACGCGGCCTGGATGCTGACGGCCCGCAGGGTCAACCCAAGGTTCTTCATACGCAACTTTGATAAAGCAATCACCAGATACTCCTCCTTGCTGACCGATTTCCCAAAGAACAGAAGCCTTGTTGTTATCTACTTCCCAAACTCTTTCCAGTAAGTCTGGAACAATAGCCTCTGTCTGCTTTGGGCTTCGGAATTGGACTCCCTTGCCAAATGTGAAGTTAAGAATAAAATCTGTGAATGCACGGTAATAATTCAATACCATTTGTGATTCGCCTGTTTGACGGCGATAAGAATAATGATGGCCAAGATACATAGCCCAGTTAAGTGAATAACGATTGAGGCGTGGGCCGTGAACTTCAAACTCTTCGTCAGCAAGCTCTACAAGTCCTAATGGAGAGATAGAGATTGTTAAGTCTGAAGAGGCCGCTCTATACGACGGAGGTGAGAAATCTAAACCGCTTCCGCTCACCAATAAATCCTCTCGTTAAACTTCATAGCCAAATATTAGCACCAAACAAAAAAGACGTTTTTTCAGACTACTTCTTTACTGTCTCGCCCTTGATGTTTCCGCGACCTACTTTGTGGGTCACCTTTGCCTTGGCTTCTTTTTCTTTCTTTTCTTTCTTTTCCTCAGCGTAGTCCCTAAAACGAGGGTCAATCTGCTTCTTGGAATCGACAAACTTTCCGCCCATTTGAACATACTTGGTGTGAACCCAGTGAGCGGCTGCTGGAGATGGATACTTAGGAAATCTGGTCTTTGCTTGAGTTGTAACCATGTTCCATAGGCGTGGGTTAGCAGCAATCTGCTTTGGTGCCTGTGTTACGGAACGACCAGAAATAAGTGCCATTGCTTACCTTTACAAAAAAGTTCTTAGCTCCCCCGCCACGTATTCGCCGTAGAAACGGGGGAGCAAGAAACGTTATTAGTCCTGAACTACTGCTGGATTAAGACGCTGTTGATGTGAGCCATCGCGGAAAACTTCCTCGATAACATTTGCGCCGTAATCAGAGAAAGAACCACCAGCAAACTCCTTAAGAGTATTTGGTGCTTCTACCCAAGCTGCTGAACCAACGTGAGCACGCTCTTTCATTGTTTCTGCTGCAGGCTTAGTGTGAACAGGGGCATTGCGATTTGGACGGCCAGCTGCTGGGATATAACCCTGTGCAGCTCCGTTAGAAAATTCCTGTGGAATGTCGGTATCTGTTGCAAGTCCTTCTTCAAAACGAAGTGGGCCGCGTTGTCCTGGAACAGCGCCTGCCATCTTGCGGTCGTATACGCTACCTGGACGTTCTGGGAACTTCGGTGCCGGTGCGATTGTCATAGATATATCTCCTTATAAAGGTTGAGGGCCTCGGGTAAAAGTTTCCTACTTATTTAACCTAAAGTCAGGCTAAAGTCGTATTTATCTAGAAAAGAACGGGGAGCTAGAAACTTCGACTTGTGGCATTGTCAGGTCCATAGTTAGCGAGCAAGCAATAGCCAAACTGTCGGCGTAGTCGTCATGGGCGTGGGCTTCTTCTGGCGCATGTGCCAAAAAGTTAGGGCCGGTGAACTTTGTCTCAAGGTCCGTCATCTGCTGGTAAAAACGCTTCCAGGTACGTAAACGTCGAGTTTTAGCGTGTGCTGGCCAACCAACCATACGGCGGTCAATTAGTGCCTTTAGATGTTTCCAACGTTTTGATTGTTCAGGTTGGCTACTGCCTAAGGCATGTACTTCTGCTCCTGGGAGGAGGAGTTTGAGTCTTTGTGCAACCGCATCACCCACGCCGTTAGCGTCAACGCCAACAGCAAGTACATCGTAATTATTGAGGAAGTTAACGATTTGAAAATATTGGTCTTCCCAGTCATCTCCTTGTATCTCCATCCAATTTAGTATTCGGTGGTCAAAATATCCAAACTCATCTGGCCTATCCCAGTCTACCCACACAACCGTAACAACTGTGGAGTCCATCTTACGTGCAGGGTCAATACCTACTACAACAGGAGTTCTGTGCCAAGCGCGAACAACTTCTTGAGAGGTGTCTCCTAGCTCGTCCATTACGGTTGATGTAACGAACATTCCTCTCTCCAACAACCATTTGCAGTTGTACGACATCTGGAACTCGTCTGAGTCTTCTCCAATACGAAGCATTTCTTTTTTAATGAACTTGCCGTAGTTAACGTTGCACTTTGCAACATCTTTCCAGTCCCACTCAAAATGATTCTGACGTATGCCTCTAGAGGTCTGACGACGTTTATTTAATTGGATAGAGCGGTAGAAGTTATTCTTGTGCGTAGTAGGTGTACCTGTCTTAACCATAGTTCCCGAGTAATACGCAAGCATTGGAGAGATTGACTTAGACACTACAAAGTCATCAGCCTCTTGGCACTCGTCAATAATAATAAGATGGAAAGACTTAGATTCAATCTTTGCACGAGGGTTAGCGGTCATCATCATAAGCGTCGAGCCTGAGTTCTTTAATTTAATTTGACGAGTAACTCCAGGCACTTTACCTAATGAGTCGTCAATCTCTGGGTCACCTAAAATCTCTAGTGCACGTTCGCTAGTTAATCTGTTTACTGAACGGCCAAACAGAGTCTCAACCTGACCTTCAACAGGTGCAAACATACCAATCCAGATTCCATCTTTAAACCTACCAAGTAAGTCTGGGTACATCTTTGCAAGACGTGGCAACAAAACCATAAGCGTAACTACAGTGTTAGCAATAGTTTCTGATTTACCTGACTGACGTGCTGCGAGTGCAGTTACTTCTTCACCGTCGTTAATAATTACAGACTCAATAATTCTTCGTGCAAGAGGAAGTTGATAAGGGTGGAGGTCATGCCCGACAAGTGCAGACATAAATTGAACACAACGGTCAATTAGTTTTACTACAAATTCTTTTGATAGTTCATCCAGCTCATCTTCTTCCTCTTCGGGAAGGTCCTGTTCACTATCGTCTTCGTCTATAAGCTCGTCGTCTTCTTCAAAAAAATCTAGTTCTGTCTCGTTCATAGCATCCTCAGTCTATTAAAAAACGTGTGGCCCTGGGTATTAACCAGGGCTCACGCTGCCACACGGGAGAGAAGGAAGAGAGGCAAGCATAATTGTAGCAATATTATTAAAGGGCTGCTTTTGAGGTCATACGGATATGGAGCTCGTTTACCACGGCATGGATGGCCTCTGCTCCAGTCAAAGCTTCTTCTAGATATAACTTATCTTTAGACTTCTCATAACTATTTAAACAACGGCCCAAATCAAATAGAGCCTGGTCTGCCCACATTACCAACTCACCCGTAGGAATCTTAGACACTCGTTTGGCAACCCGTTCAGAAAACGGCTTTGTCCAAGGCGCCTTTTTCTTAAAAAAATTCATCGTAATCTCCGTCCTCTGGAGACCAGGCTTTTCTAGCTCTAAGCGCTTTCTCCATAATTAAGTCAATATCTTCATCCGTTAGGTTCTCTGGGTTTTTAACAGTTTTATAGAAGACCCCAATGTAGTACCCAGGAGTCGTAAAGGGAAATCTGAAAACAAGGCAATGACCAAATCTAAAGGGCATATCTGTCTCTTGCGTATTGCCTACCTCAACTATGGGCAGCAACTTCTTATGCCAGTAGCGCAATTTTCCAACGTATAGTGGTCCGAGTGATTTCATAATTAATCTAGGGCAAAGCCTCCGCCGTCTCCGTACATGTAATTAGCAAACTCTTTTGTATCGTTAAGTTGAAGGCGTCTATCTCTAGACATAGCGCCTGGGTCTGCTGCGCCCATACGAGGCCACTGGTCTAGTCCCGAGCTAGCTAGATACCTACCCTTAGACTCTGCCAACACAAACCCTTCCCACATATGGTGAGGGACATCGTAGTAGTTCCACCAGGTGCCATCCCTAAATACAACGGTCATAGTCTCTGTTTTAAAGTCATACCCCGCCTTTAGTGTTCTGGGGCGCTTAGGGTTAGTAGAGGTTGTAGCACGAACGTTTGCTGTGCTAATTACTTGGAAGGTGTCGTCTTGATTTTCTTGGGGCCTTGACTTTGGGTTTAGATGAAAGAGGTATTCATCGAGCGTTGGCAAACTGCTTTTAGTATGGGTGCGGCCAACGTTGTATCCAAAGAGGACGTCAACGCTGGGTATCTGCGCTCGCTTTTTAGCCATAGTTAATCCCTACAGACGTGGTCGCCTGTTTTAGTTTCTAGTACCCGGTCGTTGCACTGTGAGCAAATCATTACGCGGGTAGGTTTAAAGTTATTTTGAGCAGTAGAGCCCGTTGGAAAATCGCTGCCGTCTTCTGGCAGTTCTGAGTCATACTCAGTAATAATTTTTGGTTCTCTAAAAAGTTCTCGTGGAAAGGGGCCAGACGGATTGGTTACCGAAGATGGAACTGGATGAACCTGCACGGCCTTCACACGAGTAGTTCTCACTCTGCTGCCTTTTCAGCTTTCTTTTCTTCCTTAGGAAGAGGAAATTGACCTGCGTTTGCGCGTTCTTTTAAATGCTTTGGTAAGCATGCGTTGCAGTAATCAACAGGATTTACTCCTGGGTCAGCAACTCGATAAATTGCCGGTGCTGGGCAGTTAAAACATTTCATGGGGGTCTCCTTCTTTGCCTTAATAATACCCTAGAAACAACAAAGGGCGGGTTTGACCCCGCCCTAAGTTTTGGAGGTAGGTGTTACTTGGTCTTTGCAGCCTTCTTGGTTGAAGCCTTTGCTACCTCTTTGGCAAGCGTGTCTTCAACAAATTTTGCCACAACACCAAATGCTGGGTCTTTTGGATTGACCGCACGTAGTGCTACTGGAAGGGTTGATGCAAGAGCAGCAATAAGAATTGATTTAATATCAGTATTGCCTGTTGCATAAACTGCAGTTGCTGCCGCCAAGAACGAGCGTCCATAAGAAGCAAGCATTGCCTTAAGTGACTTTGAGTCGAACTTCATAGTTCCTACTTTCTCCCTTTCGGGGATATCAAGATACTATAAATTTCATCAATGCGTCCTTCTAGCTTCTCAACCCGGCTACTCAATTGATTAACGGTATCTTTGATACTTGAGCCACCATTGGGCTTAAGTTCAGATAGATAGTGTTTAACTAACCACTTAACGCCAAATGCGGCTGATGTGATTACTGAAATAAGGGTGGCTGTAAATCCAAGCCAATCGACAGCAGACATTAATATCCAATCCAAAATGTGAGATGAGTCACAAAATGTTGTCCATATTAATATCTCGGATAATATTAAATAATATTAAGTGCTATTTATACACGACACGCAGTTTATTTGTACTGTTAAAAAATTAATTTCTTGTTCAACTTGACACGAGCTGTACTTCTTTGGTTTCCTAGACCTTGCGAAGCGCCAGAAATGGCGCTTTTCCTAACTGAGAGGAGCAGCAATGCTTAATATCAGAGAGAACATAGCAACGGTGGCGGTTATATCGGTGTACGGACTAGTACTCGGTGCATTACCACACGCTCTTGCTGCTAACACTGGACCGGCTATCCAAGACGGCACAACAGTTACAGTAAAAGTGGACCCGCTTGACGAGTTTAGGAACGCTAAGTCACTTGACGAAGCGGAACTAAAATCGCTGCTTAAAGCAGTTGGTTTTGAGGGAAAGGCCCTCAGGACTGCTTGGGCAGTTGCTATGAAAGAATCGAATGGTCGCCCTAAAGCGTTTAACGGCGATTTAAGTACTGGCGACAACTCATACGGAATCTTCCAAATCAACATGCTTGGTTCATTAGGAGAGGACCGCAGGGAGAAATTCGACCTACAATCAAATAAGCAACTCTTCGACCCAGTTACTAACGCAGAGATTGCGTTTCACATGACTAATGGTGGCGAAGACTGGTCTTCCTGGAAAATACATCCAGGCCAGAACAATGGAGAACGATTTGAGCAGTTCTATGAACTGTTTCCCAAAATTTAATACATAAATAAAAAAGCCCCCGGCCAAAAGGCTGGGGGCTTTTTTATTAGGCTACTAAGATGCTGTTGCCCAAGGGGTGATTGTAATTGTTGCAGTTGTAGCAACACCAGCTGCGTTGGCAGCTGTGCTCTGAACACGGATGGTGCCGTTTGCTCCACCAAGTGTTCCAGTTGCATTGATACCAGTTGTGTCTGCAACTGTGAAGCCAGAACCTGAAACGGTAATCTGACCTGCACCTGCAGAACCGGTAACTGTCCAAGTACCAAGTGCGTATGCTGGAAGGTTGACTGGGCTTGAGCCAGCTGGTGTTCCTGCAACAAGTGTGACCTTGGTGCCTGTTGGGTAATTGGTGTGTGCGCTTGTAGCGTAAATAACCGCTGCAGTAGCGCTTGTAGCGTTAAAGCGAGTTACATCTGTGCGTGTGTTTGTAGCTGCTGTAGCTGTAGTGATGTTTGCAGCTTCGTAACCAGCATCCTTAAGAGCATCAAGTGCCAAGGCAGTGGTTAGACCACGAACATCTGGAACGATGATATTTCCAAGTCCAACGCCATCAGCTGCTGTAAGAGCAGTAGTTGACTGAACCTTTCCATACTGACCTGTAATAAGGCCAGCGTTTGCTGCGTTAGTTACTGTGAACTTTAACTTGTCTGCTGTTGCAACTGTCGCTGAAGACAAGTTGTATGCAGATGCTGAAAGTCCAGTAATGTTTACAACATCTCCAACAGCAAGATTGTTCTGTGAAGTGTACGTAACGGTTGTTCCGTTTCCTTCAACTGCTGTAATGATGTAGTTTCCTGCTCCAGCAGTAAATGCTGGGTATCCTGACCAACCTGCTTCCGCATTTGCGTGGTTGTCAAGAGCTGCGTCAAGACGAGCGCTTGCATAGACGGAGTATCCGCTCCAATCGTAGTTCTGAGCTGCATCAGCAGCTACAACTACAGTAGAGCCTCCATCGGTGCGGTCGTCGTTTGGTTGCATAGGGAAGTTACCCCATACAAAGTCAACGGCTTGCTGACCTGATGAATCTGTTGCCATTAAAGTACCTTTTCTCTAGAGGTGGTTAGCAGTCCCATGCGCGGAGGGACTTGTTAATTCTACTGTTGGGGTCCCTTGCAGTCTTGCTAGACGTGTTTTTCTTTTTCATTCCTTCCATTCTTGAACAGAAGGATTTACGACGAGCAGCAGACTTTTTAGATTTAGCAGCTTGTTCCTTTTTTACAGGGGGCTTTAAATCACTGCCTGGGTTTGCTCGTTCGTAACTCTTACGGCCTTTTTCATTGAGGCCACCTTTTTGGTTTTTGCCCTCTTTACGGGTCCACGCTTCTGATTTAGCCATTAGTTGCTACTTTCTCCATTAACTCCGCGTCCCGGAGTTGCGTACGAAAACATCGTTGGTTCTTCGGTACTGACAGGCAAGTTTCGTATTCCAAAACGACTATCTTTAACAGTGTTAGGAACATTAAGAGCCTGTTCTTTAAATTCAGTTGCTCTCATGGCGACCATCGGCTCCACTGCAACGCTTGAGTGTGTTTTGCATCAATTGCCCCAGTTGCCCTTGTTAACGAATCTCGAAACTCTCTACCCTTATTTGATTGGGGTAGTGGTTCCTGTCGTAGTGGTTGGGGTTGTCGACGTTGGTTTTGTTTGCGACGCTGTGCCACTAGACGCTCCTGCCTTACGAGTACGAGTACGTTTTGGAGTTGAAGATGCTGTAGGTGCTGTAGTTGTTCCAGCGCTATCTGTTGTAAATTGACGAGAACTTCCTACACCAGCAACGTATTCAACACCTTCTCTTATTGGTGCTGGCGGCTTACCCGCCCAATCATCTGCCTTGTCTCTTCCAACATGTGCAGCATAATTTCTATATGTGTTAGCAGCCTCTGCAGGGCTTAGTTCTCCACTATCTACACGAGATTGAATCTTCTTAACAGTGTTGCGCGGTCCGCCAGGTTTCTTTGGTTTTGGAGTATCGTCTCCACCAAAAGGCTTTACATCTCCAGAAGGAAATGCCATGGCGCCCATCTTTGTTCTAAATCCACCTTTTGCATCCATGTCGTAATCTGTTACTTCTGGATTAGCTCCGCGGAATCTTGTAAATAAATCTGCTTGATGTTCACGGCCAAACGTCATACGTGCAGTATCTCTAGTTGCACGAACGTCGCCTAGCTCTGCTTCACGAGTCTTACCTTGATTGGTATAAGTTTGAGCGTTTGCATTTAACTGGTCTTGAAGTTCCGCTTGATGCGACATCAACTTCATTTGGTCTTTAACGCTTACAAATTGACGTCCGCTTCCAATACCGGCCATCAATGCTTTCAATCCGCCGCTGTCTGAAACTCCAGAGGATAATCCGCTTCTAGGCATAATCTAGTTCCTTTCCCTTAGTAGGGGCTCTGTCCCCACTGATTGGGTCAATAAAGTCTTCCCAGCTAAATACTGGTTCTTTATCGCACTGCCCGTCAGCGTAAGCCATGCGATTATTCTAAGTGCTTCTCTTCGCACATTCTTGCTAAATCCGGAACTACATAGCGCTTTCCGCATAAAGCGCATGTCCAGCGCTTTATGCGGTCAGCATCATCCATTTACTTACCGCAGGTTGGGCACTTAGCTGGGGCTGCAGCAGCTGGGGCTGCAGATGCTCCCTTGAACTTTGGGCGACCAAAACCAACGATTGAGATTTGAACCTTCTTAGGGTTTTTCTTAAAGGCGCGAAGTTTCTTAGAAACTTGACCACCATTACGTTGGCTACCCTTTTCATCTGGGCTAGTGTTTCCTTCGATGCACCAAACTGTGCCATCGCCGTTGTCCTTGATAACAATTCCTACGTGAGAAATTCTATCGACACCGTCTGAGGGGAAATCAAAATAGGCGATATCTCCTGGTTCTGGGTCTGCGATGTCTCCATCAATCCATGCGCCAGCTTTCTTAAATGCTGCTGCTCCGCCTGGGGTGTAAACGGTATTAGGTACCTTTACTCCAGCTTCGTTAGCGCACCAGTTTACGAATGACCCACACCACGGCTGAAAGTTAGCCTTGGTATAAGCGCCGTACTTTGTTTCGTTATCTTTAGGACCTTCAATGGTTCCTAGTTCTGCGGTAGCGACTTCAATAAGTCGTGCTGCTGTTCCTTGGTCTGCCATTACTTGTCCTCCTTAGCCCAATCTTCATCAACTGGTTGTTCTTCAGGAACTTGACCGTCTGGCTTAGTTGCTGCTGCGTAAGTTACCGCTCCAGCAGCACTGATTGTGATGTCAGTTCCGTTTTGCTTAGCCTCTACCTGAAGGTCAGCTGCACTCTTTGCCTTTGTATCAACTGCAGCAAATGCAGCGTTGATTTCGTCAAGGTCAAGTTTTCCGTCGTTCATAAAGCCACGAGCTAGTTTTTCAACAACTGCAGCAACTGCTGTAAGACCAGCAACAGTTACAGCTGTAATAGTGTCAACACCAGCAATAGCTCCGGCACCAATAACTGAAAGACCGCTAGCTGCAAAAGTAGCGACAATTCTTAAAATAATATTTCCAATTGATTTCATTCTTCATCCTTAGGGTTTCGTAGTGGATACGTAACTGCCCAGGCAACAAGAGTTCCAATAATTGCGTATCCGACGACTGTTTTTGCTGAACCGTCTAGTACTACCCATGCAATGAACATGCCAAGCAGTGTCCATAGTTGGTCAATCATGTCTCTTATGATTCTCAAGGTTTACGTCTCCTATATCCTTTTAATTCTCCAGAGACGCCTCCGCCTCCAGAATTTCCGCCGCTACCTCCAGAACCACCAGTGCTTCCACCTGTGGTACCTGCTGCAGCTGCAACTGCATTCATAGCAGCGCCTGCTGCAACAACAGCAGCAACTACCATTTCTTGTGCTTCTTCACGTTCTTCTGGACTCATATCAGCACCGATACTTCCAAGTGCTTGTAATGCTTCGCCAGGGTCGCTAAATATTGCGCCAATTAATTCTGATGGGTTCTCTAATAAAACAAGAGCCGCAGCAACGTCTGCTGTAATTATAACTTCGTTACCGTTCTCATCCTTCCTAACCTCGACTGGAGTTTCTGCAGGAAGGTCTTTATATTCAAGCCCTGCTTCTTTTATTGCTTCAGCAGTGACTGCTTCTCCAGGAGCAACAGATGCAATAAGAGCTTCAGCAACAACAGCCTTTTCTTCAGCAGTTAACTTCCCATCGGCTAACGCCTCCGTTACAGCTTCTGCTACAGTTGGGGCTTCTTCAATAGGAGGTTCTGATGGTTCTGTGGACGGATTTTCTTGCTCTGGCTCTGGTGACTCTGGTTGTGGTTCTGTTTCCTCAGGTGTACCGGGTTCAAGGGGAGCCTCGGGCTCTTCGACTGGTGATTCGGGCTCTACCGGTTCTTCTGGGTTTTCTGTGGGTGTCTCTGGCTCTTCTGTGGGCTGCTCAGGGGTAGGCTCTGATGGTGTCTCAGGTTCAGGCTCAGGCTCTGGTTCAGGCTCTGGAGTCGGCTCAGGAACAGGTTCTGGCTCTGGCTCAGGCTCAGGCTCGGGTTCTGGGGTTGGTGGCTGCACAGGTTCAGGAGTTGGTTCAGGTTGAGGTTCAGGCTGCGGTTCAGGCTGAGGAGTCGGCTCTGGTTGCGGGGTTGGAACTGGTTCAGGATTAGGAGCAGGTTCAGGTGAAGGTTCGGGTTGTGGTTCTGGCTGTGGTGTCGGCTCTGGTTGCGGCTGTGGTGTTGGTTCTGGTTGCGGTGCGGGAGTTGGCTCAGGTGTTGGAGTCGGCTGAGGTTGAGGCTGAGGAGTAGGTTCAGGTGTCGGAGTTGGTTCTGGGATTGGTGTTGGGGTTGGTTCTGGCTGCGGTGTTGGTGTTGGCTCTGGTGTTGGTTCTGGTGTGGGTGTGGGAGTCGGAGTGGGCTCAGGTGATGGCTCGGGCGCGGGCTGAACAGGAGTTTGAAGAGCAGTAACGGCTGTAGCAACGGTTGCTGTTGCTGTATCTGCTAAAGCGTTTGCCGTAGCAATTGCTGTTGTTGCTGCAGTTTGAGCAGCTTGAATAACTTCATTTGTAACATTAGACATGGCTTGTACAGGTTGACCTGCAGTTTCTCTTACACCAGTACGTTGCGGATACCAAAGATTAGTGGTGTTTCCAGCAACAGTTCCAATACCCGTCCACTCACCAGTTGTTGGGTTAACGGTCATTTTCCAATTAATGTTAGTTATAGGGGCGTTGTTATCACCAAATTTTTTAAGGTTCCAATCAACTTCTAGAGTTGTTTCTGTGGTAGTCACTACCGTAGAGGTGCCTGTACCAGCATTCATATAGTCGCTGGCAAAGACTGAAATGCTTGGTCCACCAGGGAAGTCCCACCAAGTATGGTCCCCAGTGCCAAAGGTAATAGTTGCTTTTGAGGTTACAAAAATCTGGCTATCTGCACCTTGACCGTTGTACACGGTGTCGCCCATTTTAATGTCAAACGGTGTTTGAATTTTAGTTGATGCGTCGTACATGACTGGCAAAGTTGTAGTAGTAACGTTTGGCGTTACTACTGGTTCTGGCGCTACATAACCCTCTGTTGTATAAACTTTTGTATTTTCTGGAGCAGAGGAGAGGGCGTCAGCAGCAGCTTGAGCGGTAGCGGCTGTGACTGTTGCGCTTTCAGCAGCTGTTATAGCTGTTTGTGCGGTAGCAACAGGAACTGCGGCAGCAGTTTGTTGTTCCGTACTTGCACCTTCAATAGCTGTATTTAATGTTACAGTTGCGCTCTCAATTTTTGTTTGAACGGAGGTTACAGTTGGAGTCTCTACTACTGTTGGTGGCGTTTGCGATGGGCTGGGTTGTGGGCTGGATTCAGGGGACGGAGCCGTTGAAGCGGAAGGTGAAGGAGTTGCAGTCGGCTCCGATGGAGCGGATACTGGGGCTGGAGCAACGGGCTCGGGAGTTGGAGTCGGAGTTGCAGTGGAAGTCGGCTCGGGTGTTGGCGTTGGAGTCGGACTTGGACCGGGTGAACTCGAAGTTGATGTGGTTTCAGAAGGACTAGAAGATGTTGCTGTTGAGGTTTCTGTTGGGGATGGCGTCGCTGTTGGCGATGGCGTACTACTTTGCGAAGTTTCTTGGGTAGACTCTTCTGCGTAGACAGCAGTCATCGTAAGAAGCAGGAATATCAATCCTGCTCCTAAAATAAAATATATTCGTGTAAAGACCCCGTGTAGTGCTGCGAATATACGCAGTGGATTCATTTACATAAAGTGTACTAAATTAACACACTTTCTGGGTCCCAAACAGAAATTGCTTTATCTGCAATCTTATCTTTTTTATCTTTTGCATGATGTCCGCAAAACATTAATTCACCGTTTAAAAATGTAAAAACAACTTTTGCGGCAGCACTGCAAGAATCACAGCGGTCGTTAGCAGTTAGTGGTTCTCTAGTTACAACTTCCTGTACATCTGTCATTACCGCTCCTTTGTTTAGTGAGCAGTTTTAAGACTTGCTCAGGTCTGACCAAGGTTACTTGATTTTTATTACTTTTGGCTTCTTTTCTTCAGGAACTTTGCGGTCTAAACTAATGGTAAGGATGCCGTTCTCTAACTTAGCGTTAGTTACTTCAACATACTCACCTAGCACAAAGCTTTGAGTAAAGGTCCGGGCTGCAATGCCCTTGTGTACATACGATTCATCTTTTGTTTTCTTAGAGCCACCTTCAATTTTTAGGTTGCTGTCTTCTACTGAAATGGTTAGGTCTTCTTTACTAAAGCCGGCCACAGCCATTTCAATTTCATACTTAACGCCGTCTTCAACTTCTTTAATGTTGTACGGTGGATAAGTAACTGCTTTGGAAGATTTTTGTAGTTCCTGTAGTAGCGCAAATTGATGGTCAAACCCTACAGTCCACGATTGTAGAAATGGACGTAGTAAGGTAAATGGGTCTGGTAGTGGTTTTGGTTCTAGAGCAATGGACTTTGGTTTGTCCCATGGTTCTTTATATGGATAGCCTGATGCCATAATTCCCTCCTTAGACGAGAATTAACTAAGGACTCCCATTTGGCGAGTCATAGGTAAAACTACACTAAGAAGAAAAATATTTCCTATTTTTTAGATTTTTTTGCGGCTTTTTTTGCAGTCTTTTTTGCGGCTACCTGTTGCTCATAGGATTGACCTGGGAAATCTGGTTCAAAAGTAGTGGCCTTCTTATCGCCACCTTTTGCTTTCCAAGTGTCTTGAGCCCATGCAGCATCTGCCTCACGCTGAGCTCGTTGTGAAGCTAGAGTCTTAGGGTCACGGCTAGGAAGCTCTGCCTGTAGCGCTTTAATATTAATTACGTCCCACTGACCAGGGGTTGAGCCTGCCATCACATGCCTCCTAAATATTTCTTGCGGTTTGCTGAAAATGACTGTTGTTTCTTAACAGCTTCTTGAACTTCAGCAGAAGATGTCTTCAAGACTTCAGGGTCATTCTTAGCAAGGTGAACTTGCCACATGAATTCCTCTAAACGCTTTGATGGTTCATCTTGCTGACGATTAATCACTTCTCGTTCTCTTTCTTTCCTGCACGGCGCTTGTTTTCTTTAGCGGTGTTCTTGCCATGCTTTAGAGGACGTAGGTTGCTGCCCTTGTCATTATTGTGGTTATTGTCCTTGTGGTCCACATCTGTGTCCTTAGACAACTTTCCATGCTTTGACTCGTAATCGGCCCTAGCTTTGTTTTTAGAGGTGGTAACCCACTTGCCGCCTACCTTTTTCTTGTAGACATAGATTGGACGTCCGCCATTGGCCTTGGAGCCCTTATATGGGCCAAACTTTTTGGTCTCAGCCATTACTTCTTAACTTTCTTTGGTTTAGCAACCTTTTTCTTTCCCGAACCTTCAGGAACGCAATTAGGTACTTTCTTACCGTTTTTAGTTTTAAAACCTACTTGAACGTAACCATCCCAACAAGGACCTTGCTTAGCCATTATTTTTTCTCCTTCTTGTGAGGATTATCTTTGTGCCAATCCTTTACAGCTTTGACACCTTCTTTGACAGTTTTTGAACCGCCCTTTTTAGTCAAGTTAATTTTATCGTATTTTCCCGCTTTGGCTTTTGCCTCGTGGTCAACAACAACATCACCCTTTTTGTTCTTCTTAACAGTGTGTTTAATACCTTGTACTTTAATTGTCTTTTTCATGACGTCCTAGAACATTGAACCTGGACGCTGTGCATCATTACGTCCTTGATTCATGTATTCATTACGACCAGCAACGGCTCCTCTAACAGCTGCTTGCGGTACTGCAGACTTAGCGCCTTGAATTGCAGCAGATTTCATAGCTGTCATTCCTGCACCTTCTGCTGCTGCACCTGCCGCACCTTGTGCAGCACCTCTTGCAAGCATAGGGGCTGCGGCGCGAGCAACCGCTCCAAGAATTGGTAAAAGTACTGGGGCTGGCATAATTACCTCATATCCATATTACGTTTTGATTTGTTTAAAACATCAATGGCATTCTCTGACACAGAATACCGTCCATAGCTTGGACGTGGGCCCGAAAACATTCCGTTATTAATATTGCGGAACTCTTTGACGCGGGAGGTACCTGTACGTACACCTAGTGCATTCTGTGCACGAGTAGGTCCTAGAGCTGGGTCTTTCATATGCTCCACCATCCTTCATATTTAGCGTTCGGGTTTGCTTCTTTCCATTCACGCATTAACTTGATTTCTTCTTCCCAGTTAATCTCGTGAGTCAAACGTCCACATAGAGAACAGACCTCTTCGTTCATGTTCTCGTATATGTGTTTGCAGTTTGTCATTTTTTATCTTTGTTTGAAGGGGGCCAAGTATCAAGTACTGCAGCAATTCTTCCATCCTTGCGTAGACGAACAATCTTGCCATCCTTGATTTGAATAGGATTAAACTTAATGTGCTTCATGTATGAACCGCTGCTACTCATTTCTACTCGTCGCTTTCAACTCAGAGTTAGGGTTGCGGTCAACTTCTTTACGTGCTCTACGTACATTTGGACTATCGGTAGCGGCATTGTTAGGTGCTTGCTCCATAAGGTGCGCCAGGATGTCTCGTCCACCACGCTGTCCTTTGTTAAAAGCAGCAATACGTGATGCGGCCCATTCCTGGTCTAACTTCTCTGCATCTTGCAGTGTTAGAGGTCCACGTTCTTTTTGTGCAGTAAGAATGTGCTCTATAGCTTCTGGATGAAATCGGCTTGATAGATATCGGGAGGTTAATCCCTTTGCAGAATACTTACCCATTTGGGTCACTCAATCCTAGGTAGTCCATCGCCTTATCAAAAGTACTTTTGCGCTTTTCAACTGGCTTTGACATAGCAATTGCTTCATCTTCATGCTTTGTCATCTCTGGGCTATCTTTGCCGCGGTTCAAAGGGATTGGCACAGTTTGTCCAGTGCGTTCTTTGACTCGACGAGTAGCAGTAAGGTCGATAACGCGGTGTGAGTCACTTGCACGGTTAGCAGGTGCTGTGCCAAATTTCATGCGAGGTCCAAAGCCCTCAAATGGTTCGTCTGTCATACTCCAGCTTGTCCCCTTCCATAACGTGGAACAGAAAGACCTTGACGTTGTGCAACAGAGGTTGCAGTTGTCATGAGGTGCTCTACAGCTCCAATGTCAGCATGTTCTGGATGAACATTGATTGATTGAATAATTCCTGAACGTGGATGCCACGAAATAGAAGATTCATTATCTTCGTGTAGAAGTGTGGCAATATGATGTCCTCCACCCTTCTTACCAATCTTAGCTTTCTGCACTGTTACGCCTTGTGCAGGATTGATTGTGCGCTCTGCAGGTCCTTTAACCTTTCCAGACTTAGTGACGCACGAGCCGCCACTACACCGCACGCCCCACTCACCTGTACCGCGACGCTTCTCTTGTGGAATCTTAGATACGTGAATTGGTTCGCCTACACCCGGTGCAATTGACTTATCGCAGTTGTAACACTTTCCAGGATAACGATTTACATTCTGTCCAGACTCACGAGTATCTTTTGCAACAGAGAAATCAATTGTTGTTCCATACTCACGCTCTGTGCGATTTGGGTCATAGCCTTCACCATTTGGTCCGGTGATGCGACCTAAGCGATTTGTATCTCCAAGGCTTCTATCAATAAAACGTTGACGACCTGGAGAAATAAACTCTGGCATATCTGGGTCTTTTGCACTAGATGCACGAGGTGTTGTTGCACGCTTGGTCTTACCGGCACCTCGAATGATGCTAGCTGCACTCTTTTTCTTCTTAGCCATATTGTAAATTCTCCCCTATAACCCTGTGTAATTCTCGCTTAATTCCACGTATTCCTTAAATGAGCACGACAACTCAGCCATAATCGCGGCATAGCTTCTTGGGTGTTTAGCAATGAAGTGTTTAGGTATATCCGTGGCCTTGGACTTGCGGGATAGGCAGGCGTTGTTTATATCTGCTTCTATCAATTTAGCAAAGCGCCCAACCCGGTCGGGCCGGTCAGACTGCTCCAGAAGCCATGCGATAAACATGGCAGAAATGGTAGGTTAGAAACCCCTGCTGTGGCATTCCATAACTAAATTATTTACTGGCTTGCCACGAGAGAAATGAGCAGCGACTGTAGGGGACACGTTGTCGATAAGCACCTGGTGCATGCCTAGTCTCTTAATCCTCTTCTTCAGTATTGCCCCATCTTTATTCTCTTCGGCAATCATGCCCATATACAAAATGGTCCAGATGACACAGGCTTCAAAGTCATCACGGTAATTCCAAGAGATTTCTTTAATCAGTTGAATGACGGGGGCCGTGTCAGCATATTTTGACCCTGCCGTAGTTGCGTCATAGATTTTCACGAAATCAGCATAGATATCTTTTGCTGGTCGTTCTTTGGACCACTGCCGAACGATGCGGAAATACCACACATCAGTTGGAAAGCGCATCCACCGCTTATTGCTACTGACGACATGGATGCACCAGTCATCAAAGCTACCTTTGCCAAAGTAGAGAGCGACCTTATCGCCCTCAGTGGTAAAGGTGGCTACATGTTGCTTAAGCGCAGAATTCTTTCGGGTTCCAAAGTTTCGTTCAATTTGAGCAAGCGCAGTGTCCAGAGCAGTTTGACGGTCCATCCTCAGATGCTATCACTTCGGCTACTGCCTCGCTATTTTCGATTGAAATTAATTTTGCGTTACCGCAGTTTTCGCTACACATGGGAAAAGTGTAACAGTTCGGCTACTGCCTGGAATTCTAGGTGTTACCTGTTGTTGTCTCCTGGCGGGGGTGTGACGGGGGTCACAGTCTAATGGTGGGGGGTCTGCTGTGATAGAGGTCACACCGCTGGGTGGCAGGTTGGCAGGGTATGCGGGTGTATCTTTATCTTATTAGCAACAGTGCTAATACCTAACAAGGGGCTACCAATGAACGAAGCAACACCAACACCTGAGGTCACACTTGCTGACCGCTACGACTCAACCGCTGTAATCGTGCTCAACCCTAGCGAGTACGTCGAGAAGTCAGCACTCGACTTGAACTACGACCTCCGTCGTCTCGAGTCATATCGCTCAATCGCTAACAATCAGACATCTAACATCGAGTCTGTCAAAGAGTATCTCATCGAGAACTACGATGAACTAGGAGGTCATGCCGATTCAATCGCTGAACTTCTCGACATCGAACTTACTCGTGAAGTCGAGTACACCGTCACCATGACCGCTACGGTCACCGTCACTATCAAGCCGGGCGACGATGCAGACTCACTCATCTCCGACAGTCTCTACATCGAGTCCAACGACAGCAATGTCACCGTCGACGAGTGCTCCGTTGATTACGCAAACGAGGCTTAGGTAGCCCTAAGACACGAGCCCCTCGCTTCGGCGGGGGGCTTCGTGCTGCCCGCGCCCCAATTGTTTGTGTTGGCCCACCCACCCCGTTACTTAGGGAGTAAGGGAAGAAGAGATTGTGACCTACATCACTGTGACTAGCATCACAGAGTCGGGTGGCAGGTTGGGGGGTTGGCTGGCTGTAATGTTCTCTATGTAAGGCAAACAACCACTAAAGGGGGCAATGTATGACACGCAAGGATTATGTAGCAATCGCAAAAGCAATTTCTGCGGTTCGTGAATTTTCTTATCTAAAAGGTGATTTGAATTTTCAGGCAGGAATTGACCAAGTCACTGGAGCAATCTCTCAGGTTCTACAGGACGACAATCCACGCTTCGACCGTGACCGCTTCATCACTGCAACGATGGGAGGCAACTAATGAGCCAAGTAGTTGAGATTCGTCTAACGGTTCCGCAAATTATCGTTCTCCGCCAAATGCTTCAGTTGGAAATAACTTCCAACCTACGAATGAGCAAGCACGAAACCGCTCTCCACGCTTTCAAGCGATTGACAGGAGTGGACCCAGGCAGAGGAGCCAAGGGACGGCAGCGAGCCTTAGACATACTGGCTCAGTTCGACATCGACGAGGACTAGGAGTGAGGCGGGGGTGAAAGCCCCCGCCGACACGCCCGACCGCGTGGCAGAAAAGTTTGTGTTGGCCCGCCCTCCCCATTCTCTATAAGGGAATTAGGGAAGAAGAGAGTGTGATGAGTATCACATTATCGGGTGGCAGGTTTGGTACTGGGCATGGCATAGATTTGGTTATGAAAGGGGGCAATCAAATGGATAAAGCAACGACCGACCGCATGGCGTCATTATTTTTCGCTATGTTCGGCAACGACAATAACGATGAGTTATTCGTCACTGATGATGATAAAGATTTCTTTATGAATCATCTCGGTTCCTTTGCTGAACTCATGGCTAATCAAGCCGTTGAGTTTCTCACCGACCAATTCAGCGTCGATGAGCGTGCTGCCAAAATGGTGATTCATGGTACCGCCATGCTTCACAAGATGTTAGGCGCACAATCCTTCTCAGACTTCCTCATCACTGAGCAATTAGCAGACCAGTAATCGCCGGTCATGGTGGGGGCGGGGCAACCCGCTCCCACACCCCGCGACCCGCGGAAAAATGTTTGTGTTGAGCAGCCCACCCACCCTGCTCTTATATATGGGAATAAGGGAGGGAGAGAATGTGATGTAAGTCACAAAGTCGGGTGGCAGGTTTGTCGGTGGCAGGGTATAGATTTAGAAATGAAAGGGGGCGGATAAATGATTAGACCGCTAAATGAAATCGCCATAGAAATAGGTGGCGATTGTAATGGTAAGCCTTGGTATAACTATGCCAAGCCTTATGTTCAGGCTATGAAGTGTCTCAATACTATTGAAGATACTTATGGTCTAGATAGTGGGTATAGCGTAGTTAGTTATGCTCTAGCCAATCTCACCTATTGGAGGGGAGACACGGCACGCCGCGTAAAGGCGGAATTGAAGCAACACCTAAAGGGGGTGGCTGTAAGTGGGTGACCGCGCTAATTTCGGGTTCCGTGATAGTAAGGGCAACACGCTCTTTCTATACGGACACTGGGCGGGTAGCGAAATGTTCGCTCAACTCGCAAACGCACTGGATAGTGCACGCAGTCGGTGGGGCGACGAAGGGTACGCAACGCGTATCTGTGTCTCGCAGATTGTCAATCACGATTGGAGTCAACCACTATCGTGGGGACTCTATGTCAATCAGATTGGAGACAATGAGCATCATGTCCCAATCGTGGACTGGAAGTCTCAGACCATGGGACTCTATGCGTTCGATTGGACTTGGGGAGACACCAAGATTCGATACCTCGCAGATGAGCCAAAGTTCACAATGCCACTAGAAGAATTCGTGGCGAAGTATCAGAAGGTGCTGGCATGAGGTACATAATCACGCTGGCAGTTGAGAGCGAGAATGACCCAAGAACCGATTGGGTATTCGAGGAGACTCTAGTAGTCGACCGATATGAAGTTCTCAATATCGAGGTTTCTGCCCCCTAGCAGAAAACGCGAGAGCCCGGGTTTTCAGGTAGCCCGGGCTCGCCGCGGCTCGCGGGAAATGTTTGTGTTGAAGCCCACCCTCCCTCATTACTGGGAAATAGGGAAATAAGAGAGTGACGGACATCACACTTTTGGGTGGCAGGTTTTGTCGGTTTAGCGTGATTAGATTCTCTCAACCTACCGAAAGGGGCTAACGCCAAATGGAAACACCAGACGGCAAGAAAATGGTGGCAGTACCTTTTACTGTCCAATTCACTACTTGGTTTGCTGAGGATAAGTTCCCAGCGTATGTTCCGCAAGAAGTGTTAGAAGAAATGTGTAAGCAAGGTTTTGTGGAGTTATCCGCAGAAATGATGGAAAAACTGAATAAGGATTGGTCTGCTATCTATCTAGAAGTATCCGAGAAGGTGAGTGCGTAAATGGGTATGGATGTATATGGCAAGTCACCTGCCAATGAAAGTGGTGAGTATTTCCGCAACAATGTGTGGTGGTGGCGACCACTATGGGATTACTGTGTATCAGTAGCACCCGACCTATGTGAAGGCGTAAGCGGTCACTATAACGACGGCGACGGATTAGAAGCCGAAGGCGCAATACGCCTAGCGGAAATCCTGCTCGCTGAAATCGAGAGTGGGCGAACCGCACAATACGGCAAGGAGCGTGACGAGTTCCTAGAAGCAATCCCTAATGAAGAGTGCTCTGCTTGTAAGGGTAGTGGGTGGATTACTCCGCCAACCGAAATGCAGAACGCTGAGTTTATGGATTATGTGACCGATATGGTCAAGAGTGGTCAAGTGGTAACGCTGGACTCTACTGAGAATCAGTTCATCAAGGCTATGGAAGAGGGCATAAGCACCCAAATCAAAGAGCCGAAACAATGCGGTGGATGTGACGGCAAGGGCGAACGCCGACCTTGGGATACTCACTATCCATTCTCCGTTGATAATGTTCGAGAGTTTGCTGAGTTTTGTAAAAACTCTGGCGGATTCGAGATTTGCTAGGTAGGTTAGCAAAGGCGAGTGTGGCAGGGCGACCTGCCACACGACCCGCCCGCGAAATGTTTGTGTTGGTAGCCCACCCACCCACATAAGGGGAAATGGGGAAAGAAGAGAGTGTGACCTATATCACACCGGCGGGTGGCAGGTTTGTAAGTAATGAGGGTATAGATTTATCTCACCTAATCAGAAAGGGGCTAATCGTATGGGACGTACCTATGCGGACGGTTTGGTTGATAGCGGTATCTCGCTTGAACAAGGCGTGACTATCCACCTTACCTCTAATCACTATCCACCTGTACCTACTAGCATGGTGATACCTTGTATCGAGGCTATCTATGCGTGTGCCGACGGCGACTATGAACGCCTAATCGAATTACCTGAAGGCGTGACATGGCGAGGCAATACCTCCGCACCTGCCAACGCTATTGCCGAGGCTCATCACCTCGACCCGTTTATCAGCGACTATGCTGATTTCAAGTTGGAGGCTTGCGATGAGTGAGCCTATGTACCTTGGTGGCGATACCGTTGCCTACGCTAACTCTAGCGAGGAAGTTCAAAGTTCCGAGTGTGGCGAGTGCGAGCAAGAAAGTGAGTTCCCCGCCTACTCAGAATACTCTCATGGCATAGTCTCATGGTATGCCGAGTGGAAGTGTAAGTATTGCGGATACGACAACACTAGTGAAGGGTGGTACGACCCGCATGACGACAATTAGCAAAGACGCGAATTACACGATTGTCGATGAGCAAATACTCCATTGTGACGAATTGCAGTTTCAATATATCTGCAATAAGTGCGAGGAATATATGATTTGCTATTACTGTGAGTTTGACTATACCAAGCCTCACGATTGCGAAAGTTTCGGTTAGCCCCCGAATAACGCGAGGCCCCGTCGAAAGGCGGGGCTTTTGCACGTCGCGGGGCCCGCGAGAATGTTTGTGTTGACCCACCCACCTCATTAGGGAATATATTATTAAAGAGACACGCTGTGACCATAGTCACACGGCCGGGTGGCAGGTTAACGGTATATAGGGCTATAGATTTAGGCCATGGAGAAATTGAAGAGGTCTAAAGATATCAAGGTGACGAATTCGCTCACCCCTGGCGGTGCCGTACGTATTGCGAATTCATTCGGGTTACTTAGCGGTAAAGAGTACTCGTGCCCTGGCGCGACGTCCATATGCGAGAGAGTTTGCTACGCGGGACGGCTTGAGAGAATGAGACCGTCGGTCCGTAATGTCATGGCCCACAACTGGGACCTAGTCAAGGATGCGGACGTCGACACTATTACGGCCCTATTAGACGTAATTATTAATGATTTTAAATTCGAATGCGAGAAATTCAAGGCCGATAAACTATTCCGCATTCACTGGGATGGCGATTTCTTCAATGAGGCCTATACCATGGCATGGATTAATATTATTAAACGCCATGAAGACGTGCACTTTTGGACGTATACACGCAATGCAGCTGCAGCTCAGCTACTGGCCGGTAACAATCTAGAGAATCTCGCGCTTTACTTTTCTGCAGACGATGACAATCTGCAGACGGCGATGACCCTTAAGGAGAAGGGAATCGCCCTGGCAATGCTTAAAGATACGTTTGAAGAGGCCAAGGCTGTTCTACCCCGTGCAGCAATGTGCCCCGAGCAACGTAAGCAAGTGCCACTGGCCGGTGCATGCGTTGCATGCGGAATCTGTGTTAAAGGGAGGGCAGACATGACATTCTCCATAACGAAGAGGTAATCAGTCCCGGCCGGCCCGTCGCTCCCACGGCGGGCCCGCTGGCCGGTGTGACGTGCGTCACAGCCGGCGAAAGTTTGTGTTGGCCCTCCCACCCCATTTAATATTATGGGAATATATGGGAAAGAGATTTATTATTATTGTGAGAAGCATCACACTGCTGGGTGGCAGGTTTCAGAGAGGTCATAACCTAGAGTTCTCTATGTAAGCAACAAGGCTTACCTGTTCATTGGGAGATGAACGCCTATGGCACAAGGAAGAATAGTAGTGGATAAAGCACTACTTATCGCTAAGTTGGTTTCATTACAAGAGAGTGAAATCAAGAGTTATGAGAAAGAGATGAAGGATTGGGAGAAAGCCCAATCTGACTACGCCAAGAAGTTGGCGACCGCTCAGAAACGCATTATCTCGGCTCTTACAAAGGGCAAGATTGTTCAGTTCCGAGTATCAGACGGCTATCGCTGGGAAAACGGCGAAAGAGTGTCCTATGGGTCAGATGTATCCATAGAGTTGTCGGGTATTGCGCCCGAAGTTTTCGGCGAAATCCCTTCTAGTAGGGGATACGCACCGACAGACCCACGCACCCAATCTCACGGCAAGTATTTTGAGCGAGCCAAGATGTTGGAAGCAATCGGGCTAACCAAGAAAGATGAGGTATCTCTACCACTACGCTGGTCAGAGGAATACCTGTAAGTATTAGCGGGCGGTCAGGCGACACCCGCTAATCCATAGGAAACACGGGGTTAGGCAGAGCAATCTGCCTAGCCCCGTTTTTTGCGTCCTGCCGTACGCTCAAACGGCTCAAACCCATGCCCGGCGTCG